AAAGTCATGAACGGTAATAGAATAGGTGGTTCGCTTTTCGTCTATGCCAAACATTTGGATGGTGAACTGTTCACGATCTGAGACAACGAAATCAATCAATTTGCACTCCATTTTGATACATCCAATACATCCAATCTTTTCACTTCAATTTTCGTCGTTTGGTCTTTCTTGATTTTCCTTTTTGTTTTTTGGTTCTCTTCCTTTTCTCCTTTCCTTCGTCTGCAAATTTTCGCATTTCTTCGGCGACACGTGGTCCCTGATACTCCGCAGCAATCTTTCCGTTTTTAACGCGAAAAATAGAAGGAAAACCACGCGTTCGTTGAATGACGGGACTTTTGTTCATGGAAGAATGATCCGACATGGCAGAACCATCTATTTCCACAACATCTGTGTTAGGCGAAAGTCGTTGTTTCATCGCTTCCCACTCGGGACGCATTTGAACGCAATGTCCGCATCCTGGATGAAAGATCAATAAAATCCCTGTAAGTTTTTTCACGCGATGAACACAAGAATCATACGTATCTGGACCGAAAACTTCTGCTTTTACCATATTTATAATATAAGACTATATTAAAAATGAATAAAATAGTCTATATTCTCATTCTCCTTCTCTATCTATGGGGTATTTATTTTATCCTTCAACCTACCTCATCCGAATCCTTTGTCAGCGGGAACTGTCCAACAACCTTGATTAAGGACGGGAACCGTATTTATCTTTACGATCCATCCATGGCAAAAGTTCCGGGGGTGAATCCGATTCTATTGAAAAGTCTAGAAGAATATAAAGAATATATAGAATGGCAACGTAAAAGTCAATTACAATGTCCTATTTTACATTTAGAAAAGGTATGCACTGCACAAGGTAGTGAAATGTATGAAATACGACAGAATTTCATAGACATCCATGAATACGGTGCTCAACCTCAGCGCGTGTCTCAAGTGTTGCCTTTTGATCCAGAGAATCAGACCCAAGGTATACCTGACCAACCGAATGCGTGGCAACGTTTTTCGGAATCCAAAGCATTAAGACTTGCTCTCACTTAAATAGTGCTGTAAATTTTGTATGATGTTTTTATTCAGTTTCTTGGGTTTTCCATCCTTTTCATAGGAGAATTCTTGAAATTCATTTGGATTTTCTTGGAACACACGAAACATTTCACGAATGTGTCCATATTTAGTCATGAGAATTTGAGCAGTCTTCATGCTGACAGAGGGGATCTGAGACAACATGAATAAACTAATATTGTCTCGGGTTAGATTTTTTTGTTTTTGTTTGGTGATACAGGATTCTTCATAGCTCAGGGTTTCTGCGGGTTTCGCTAGTTTCTCTACAAATTCTAGGAGCACCCTTGCCGATTCTTGGCAGTCTTTGGTTTGAATCACAAAGAATCCTTTTTCCATGAGTCCGAACATCGCCTTTCTCAGCGTCTCTTTCGGGATAGATCCTTGATAGGTAGAGAAATTCCCTTCTAACCAATAATAGACACGAAACCCTTCTTTCATGGCTTCTTGTAAGCGAAAAGACTGCTCGGTATAACGCTTGTCCTTGAGACTCGCTTCTAAATCTGCCCACGTTTTTCTTTCCATAATCACCTTGTCTATCATCATATCTCCTATTTTTAGATTGGTAGTGTCTATTGTGATTTCAGGGTATTCCGATAAGATTATTTTGCATTCTTCCAACAAAGAACGCTCTCGGTAATCAATATAAAGCATTACATTATATTGATTCTATTATTTAAATCCCTTTAGTTTGTTCCATTTCTCCACGAGAACTGCGGAGCGCCGGTATAGGTTCCTTGTCTCGTAGAACAGCAGGTCAATTTAAACGTAGGAACTGACTGAACGGTCCTTGACTTTAGGATTTTTATAGGGATTCGCGCGAGTCCCATACTTGAGACAATGCCCGCTTTTTTCATTCCTGCTCCACACGCATCTGCACCGTTAATGATAGACGACTGTCTCTTGATGTAAGGCATATATTCTAATGCAATATTTTATTTTCTAAAAGTTTATTTTCTAAAAGTGCCATTTTTTCTTTGAGTTCTTGGATACACTCTAATAAAACCCCTGTAAACGCTTGATAGTGAACCGTTTTGACAAAGGATTCGCCGACCTTGACTTCCGTGACCAATTCAGGATAAGGCACTTCTATTTCTTGTGCAATCAACCCTATAAAATATTGATCATCGGTCCGATCTTTACGTTGAAAGCGGTAGCCATGAATGTCAGTGATCGTATCTAAACAATTCTTAAGTGGAGCGATATTTTTCTTAATTCTTCTATCGGAATACGAAGTCAGGTCGTTCTTTAAGGTGAGTAACCCTTCCATGTAGGTGCTTCCATGGATACGCATGTCTCCACCGACGGACATGTTCTGTGTGAATTGAGCAGGACCATTTACATCTAAGTGAAGGTTGTTAAAAGGAGATACCGTTGAACTTACATTGCTTGCATTGTAAGTCAATACATCATAACCCAAACGCATCTTTCCTAGAATTTGAGTATTTCCTTCTTCGCCTATGGTAAATACCTCTTTTGTTACACCCAGTTTATTTTCCCCCGCTAGAATCATCAGGTTTGAATAGTTGAGTCCATATTGCCATGCCTTTAACGCAGGTCCGTCTCCTAAACTACTAATATTGATTCGGGAAGATTCAAGTACACGTTGTTTGACCACATCTATTGAACCTGCTTCGTAATAGATTTGAGCATTTGGACCCATCGTGATTCTATTCTCCACACGTATATGGTTGCAACTGGCATTCAGGGAACTGACATTCTCGAAACCTCCATCCGTTGCAGTCATGGTAGTAAAGGTTGAGTGTTCTTGTATAAACAGTTCACCGTCACAAGTAAAATCCCCATCCACGCTTAGGTCTGCGTGCATACTTACATTTCCACTTACCTTCATCGTATTTAAATAAGTGTTTTCTTGGACCGATACATTGCCTTCAAACAACGAGGAACCGTTCACTTGTAGGTTCACTTCTCTAGGGTTGTCACTAGAGATATTCAGATAGTTTAATTTGGTTTCTTGAAATACACAAAGAGATTCTATGCTTGCGTTTCCGCTTGCATTCAATGTATATACTGAGGTATTTCCATGAATCGTGACATCGTTGTCAAATAACGATAGCCCAATTACCGTTAAATCGGACATTAGGGAGACATCCCCTGTGGTGTTCAATGTATTCAAGTAAGTGTCCCCCAGAACAGAGACATTGCTTTGAAATAGTGAAGACCCATTCACTTCCAGTTCGGAAGATAAATACATATTGCCACTCACATTCAACGTATTCAGGTAAGTTTCGCCTAGAACCGAGACATTGCTTTTGAATATGGAAGAACCGTTCACTTCCAGTTCGGAACATAAAGAAGTATTGCCACTCACATTCAAGGTATTCAGGTAAGTCTCACCAAGAACAGATACATTGCTTTTGAATAAGGAAGAACCGTTCACTTGCAATTCAGACTCCATCGTGACATTACATGTCGTGTTCAATGTATTCAAGTAAGTGTCGCCAAGAACAGAGACATTGCTTTTGAACAGGGAATAACCGTTTACCTGTAAATCGGATTGTAACAATGTATTCCCTGTGGTATCCAATGTATTCAGGTAAGTGTCCCCCAGAACAGAGACATTGCTTTTGAATAAGGAAGAACCGTTCACTTCCAGATCGGATTGAAACAGCGTATCCCCTGTCGCGTTTAAGGTATTCAAGTAAGTGTCCCCCAGAACAGAGACATTGCTTTTGAACAAGGAAGAACCGTTTACCTGTAAATCGGATTGTAACAACGTATCTCCTGTGGTATCCAATGTATTCAGGTAAGTGTCCCCCAGAACAGAGACATTGCTTTTGAATAAGGAAGAACCGTTCACTTGCAGGTCTGATGCCATCGTGACATCACCGGCAGTATGCAAAGTATTCAAATCAGTTTCATTCCATACAGAGACATTGCTTTTAAAAACAGATGATCCGTTCACTTGTAGGTCTGATGCCATCGTGACATCACCAATGATATCCAATGTATTCAGGTAAGTCTCGCCAAGAACAGAGACATTGCTTTTGAATAAGGAAGAACCGTTCACTTGCAATTGTTGATCCATCGTGACATCACCGGTAGTATGCAATGTATTCAAGTAAGTGTCATTCCATACGGATACATTGGTTTGAAAAAGCGATGAACCGTTCACTTGTAACTCGGACTGTAAGAGAGTATTTCCTGTGGTATTTAAGGTATTCAAGTAAGTTTCATTCCATACAGAAACATTGGTTTGAAAAACCGATGAACTGTTCACTTGTAATTCAGACTGTAACAGCGTATTTCCTGACACATTCAAAGTATTCAGGAAAGTGTCGCCTAAAACAGACACATTAGTGTTGAAATAGGAGGATCCATTCACCCATAATTCTTGCCCTAAAGAGGTGTTCCCATCCACGTTTAAGGTTTTATGTAAATAGCTATCTCCATGAATGATACACGATGCGTTCAATACAGTTTGGTCATTCACAAATAACCTGTTTTGCACGGACATGTTATGCTGAATGAGAGCATCTTCTGTGGCACGTATAGATCCTTTTACATCAAAGTTATAATAAGGATCTCTGACTTGATAAGGATAACCCACACTTAAACTGTCTGCAACTACACCCACCACAATGGTAAAGGGTCCAAATTCAATATCTTCCTTGAGTTGATCTATATAGGTGATATGTTGTTGCAATCCTTCAATATCTCTGATTTTTAACTTTATATTAGACGTCATATATTTATGTTATATTATAATCTATATAAACCCCTATTGTCATGTCCATTAGAATGAGTGATAATTTTGACGGCAATGAAAGAACGAACCAATATAATTCATTGAATCAAGAGATCACCGAACCTGAACTCAATCGTTTACTCCAAGAATATAATGTCTTTTATAAAGTTCAAAACATGGATCTGATGAAAAGAGCATTTGTGCATCGGTCTTATCTAGTTCAACCACAAGATAAGTTACCCTGTCCACATGGTTGTGTGGATTTAAAAAAACATTCCAATGAACGACTAGAGTTCTTGGGGGACGGGATTTTAGAGTGTGTGACTAAACTATATTTATACAAACGGTTTCCAGACGCGGATGAAGGATTTATGACAGAAAAAAAGATTTGTCTCGTCAAGAACGAGCATATAGGTAAACTCGCATATAAAATGGGTCTGCAAAAATGGTTTATTATATCCAAAAATGCAGAAGAAAAAAAGATCAGGGTAAACTACAAGAAATTGGGGTGCTTGTTTGAGTCTTTTATTGGTTCTCTATTTTTGGATTCAAATAATATTAAAATAGAAGATAGTTCATTTCTGTTTACAAATTATTTCAACGTGGGTCCTGGATTTCAATATTGTCAAATTCTGATTGAGAATATTTTTGAAACAATTGTAGATTGGAACGAAATTTTAGAAAAGGACACAAACTACAAGAACATCTT